AAGACCTCCATTTCTGAAGGTCTAGGTATGAGTAAATGCTGTTTTCCGATTTTTAGCGTTTATCTTACAGAAAATACTCAAATAAAATAATGGCTGGCAGAGAAACATATCTCCACCAGCCGTCATTCTTAAATCCTGCGGACAAAATCCAACGAGATCCAACCTATTCCGCTCTTCAGCCTGCCCCATCCGGCAGAGCTGCCTTTGCCACTTCTCACTTCCACTATCGTGTACACACCGATTGGAATAAACTGAACCCTGTCATAATCGGTTCCCGGACCCTTCCTGATATTCAGATCCGAAATACTGACCTTCACCAGGAACGGCACCTTCACCGCCGGCTCCGCCGCCTTCGGTTCATACACCACCTTGCCGTCCGCATCGAACACCCTATATCCCTGGTTCTGATCCGCGCACTTCTTCGCGTTGTCCAGGATCTTATAAGCTCCCTTCTGGCTCTTGGCATCCGCCCATGACTTTCTAACACGGTACCAGCGGATCACCTCACCGCCGGTGTCCTTATCATCATACTGAGTCAGGTTCCACCTTTCGATGATGGAGATCAGCTTCTCCACATAGGTCAGGCTCGTGGCATAGCCGCCATCCTTGATGATCTGCACAGCCTTCTTATAATCCAAGCATCCCTTCAGCCCATCATATCTCAGCTTACTGCCGTTCTTCGCTCCAAGCAGATAAGCGGAATGGTCAGCAATGGATTTCTCAATGCAGGGATACTTCCTGAAATCTGCCGTGATCGTGACCATGCTGCCGTCAGGATTCTGTTCCTGCGTCTTCTTCATGTACTTGCTCTTACCGTCCCAGCTGGATCCGCTCCAGCTATTCCCAGACAGGCTGCACTTCATTCCGAAAATATTGTTGGCGTTCTGAGCCAGCTCACTCTTTCCATACCCTGATTCCAGAATGAACTGAGCCAGCGATACCGATGCCAGGATGCCGCTTTTCTTCTGATCCGCAGTGAACAGCGCTCCGACCTTCTTGATCGCATCCGCCTCAGACAGGTTCTTCAGGACAGAGGCCTGTGTCCCCTTTGTTGCTGAACCGCCACTGGAATCAGCGGATCCCTGCAGTGCCTTCGTCACCTTCTCAGCCAGATCTCCCATTCTCGCATACATCCAGTTACCCGGACAGGACTTATTCGCAAACCACCTGTGAACCGTCAGGATCATCTCCCCGCTCTTTGGAGAATAGTTCAGCGTTTTGTCCTTATCCCCGAACCAGATCAGCTTGTTCTTGCCGTTGCGCTTGCAGATATCGATGCAAAGCTTGATCAGAGTCTGATACACCACATCCCTGAAAGCATAAGGCTCTGTGGTATCGGAAGCGCACTCAATCGTGATCGCCCTCTGGTCGTTGGCATTACTGGAAGTACACCAGGAACGGTTCTTCTCTTCCACATACAGAGCCACCCTGCCGTCCCGGTCGATGCCATAGTTGCTGGATGCCTGCGTGGACTGCTTCTCAAACCATTCGCCAAGTCCTTCTGCAGTACACTGGCCAACCACACAGTGAGGCGTGATCCGGTCAATGCTGTGCGTCCTCTGCCCGGAATGGTTCGGAGAAAGCTTCTTATAAACCACCATAGAACTGTTCGTATAAGCCATTATTCTTCACCTTCCTTTTCGTCTTTACCATCCTCGCCATCCTTGCCATCATCTCCCTTCTCACTTCTGTCATGCAGCTGCTCCAGCACCTTATGAAGCTTTCCCGGAATCGGAAGTCCCAGATACGCAGCATTCTCCACAAGGCTCAGTCCCTCATTGGAGATGTAGAAGAAAATGATCGCGGTTCTTAAGACCCCGGCTTCTCCGAAAATGTGCGTATCCAGCAAATGCCCGATGCCTACCAGCGCAAAGATCAGAACCTTCCTGCAGATCCCCTTGAAACCCACGGCGCTCGACAGCTTCTTATCAGCCACCGCGCACATGACACCTGTGATGTAGTCCAGCACCACAAAAGCCAGAAGCGCATAAAGCAGGCCGTCATTTCCGCCCAGGAAATAACCAAGCCAGCCGCCCACCGCCGCAAAGATCGCCTGAATCACATTCCAAAACTCCTTCATTTCACATGCCCTCCTTCGCATAAAAATAGGCGGCTCCCATATCGGGATAACCGCCTTAACAACACCTATTCATTTATCCAACCCTTACGTCACCGTCTGCTCCGTCAGCGTATACGTGATCTTCATTGTCTTATCCGCATTCTTCACCACCGCCTGGCTCAGATTGCAGATCGTAGCCAGATACGGAGTCAGCAGCCAGGTATATCTATACTGGTTCAGATAAGCGCCGCCCCAAGCAAATACATATTCCTTATACCGGAAGAACGGTGTGGAAACATTCCCACAGCGCTCCCCGGCAAATGTAGCGATCACGTTATCATTCACATCAATCTCAAAATCATAAGCTACAATAATGTCATTGATGATGGACATGCAGCAATCACAGCTTCCTGTCTCACCTATGCACTTCATGGTCGATGTGAATCCCAGGCTGATCAGCGTCACATCCGTACTGTTGGAGATATTGATCTTGTAAACGCCGGTCTTGTCATAAGTCGGCACATACAGATATCCGTTTCTCACAACCGCGCTTCTGTTCCCGGAGGGATAACTCGATCCTTCCTTGAAGCTTCCCATCGTCATCAGCGTTGCATTGGAAAGCGTCCACTGACCTTCTGTAAATGTATAATCGCTCTTCCTGATCTTTATCCAGAGAACCGTTGCACTTCCGGATGAATTGCCCTGATTGGCAAATCCATACCAATACCCATCGCCGCCATCCATGAAAATTCCATACGGAGTATAGCTTCCGTAGAAATGGAAAGTACTGCACTGGAGAACCGTCGTATCCTCCAAAGTCAGCGTAGAATCATCCAGCTTCTCATTCAGACCGATATCAAATACCGGGATCCTGTACCTTTTGATTGTGACAGTATTGCTTGCATAGCAAAGCGCATACAGTTTCGCATTCTCAAAATCTACTGTCACACAGCGGAACAGATCATTGATAAAGCCATCCCCGTCATCCAGGCTGACCTTCTTGATCTGAAGCAGAGTACTGTCCACAGCTACCTCAGATCCGTAGGCATTAGCACCGCCATGCTTGGAAGTAAGTCCGACAGCCGCGATCGTACCATTACCCTGAGAAGGCGTAAACTCCCACACAAACTTGAAACCATCCGCTAGCTTCATGCTCTCTGTCAGATTCATGCTGCCCCTCTTCGTATTTGCCGTAGCATTGACATCATTACTGGCATAAGCCACCGGCAGATTCGTTGACGGCAGATACAGATTATCCGCCTGCTCTGTAATGGAACTTGGAAAAAGCAGGATCCCGCCAATCATGTTCGGGCAGATCGGAAGTAATTCCTGATTCCACGTTAAGGAATCATCATACTGTCCACCAGCCTTATACATGACACCCATCGGATTTACTCCCAAAATGTCATTAACGGCATTGGTGACCATGTTGGTCTCCGATACCGTCTCAATCGTTCCTGTATTCTGGTCCTCCAGCTCAATGACCAGATTTCCTGTATATCTCTTCATCGCAACCTCCTTAAGTGTTACTTCCCGGCACATCCACCGGCATCGCGAATCCACCCACGCTTGTTCTTCCTGACTTCACATCGGAATAGAACCTCTTCACGGTCTCCTTGATCTCCCAGACATCACTCTCGGTAAATGTCTTCACCTGCAGCCTGTCAGTCTGAGACCCGTTGCCGATCCTAAACAGATCCACATACTCTTCAATATCGATCCTGCCGTCCCATGCAGCCGAAGCACCCATGCTCTGGCCGGAAATGGATGCAATGCACATCCCGGTATCCACAGCAGCCGTGCCGCCTTCGCAGCGCATATAGACATTGAAGATATTCGTATAGTTCGGCACCACATTCTCGATCGGATAATACAGAAGTATTGTGTGCCTTCCGCTGTGCCAGTTTTCCTGCGGGTAATGCACCGGGATCATCTGGTTATTGAACTCAAAGGAAAAGATCACATCTGCATGACCATCCTCCTGCCAGCTCATCGGAAGAGATATCGTAATGGTCTGCTCTTCTGTATTGCCAATCACCACCGGATCTTCTTCAGGATCATCCGGATCTACCGGCAGATCATCAACGGGTACAGACGGGATCACCACATCCCCGGATGCCGTCACCGATCTTGTCACCTGCTGAGCCGTCACATCCACGATTACCTGCCCGAAGAACTGCGCATGGTTCGCTTCCGTGGTGGCAAACTCAATGGAAATGATCTTCGTGTCCACGTCCGCCACCGTAAATGCCGAAGCGTTGGTAAAGGTATGGATTCCGATCTTTCCTGCCTCGATCTGAGCCAGCAGCCCGGAGATATTCTTATCATTCTTGCTCTTCGCCTGGGACAGCTTCGGATTTTTTCCTACGCACTTGATACTCTGCCTGCCTCCGATCTTGATGCTGTTTGATGTAATGCAGGCATACTTTGTAGCATCCGCTTGTCCTCCGGTAAAGGAGAGGATATCTCCCACATCCAGCGCCGGATTCCCAATCGTGTCAGAATCAAACGGAACATAATTTACTACAGCCAAATCATTCAGGATATTTGTGCAAAGCTGCCGCCTGGTCTCTTCCAAACCAAACTGCAAAAGTGGATTCACGCCCAGGTTCATGGTCAGCCCGTCATCCGGATCCAGCGCGTAATACTCCGCAATCTGAGTCCGAAGGTTCGTTGAAC